GGTCCCAGAATTCTTTCTCTGCGTCCATAAGCCCAGCCAGGCACTCAGGTGTGTAGTCACGCATACGAATCACTGTGCCAACGCCTCCGATAAGGCACGCAAAGAAGACACGACTGATTGATGTACAAGCGGCGTAGTGAGCGCCCTGCCAGTAGTAACTGGCTGGAACCTGATTGTTGTCCCATCCTCTTGCGTTGCCTCGGCCTACGATGCCCGTGGTCTTGCACTCCAGAATGGCAATGATGTTCTCTGGCTCTTCATCAACCGTGGTGACTTCGCCTGCGTAGAACTGCTCTGAAGGCTCAACGATAAAGAAGTCCACGTTGGCCAATTGCCAGCGTTGTTCGCCTCGAAGCATGACGGGCCACTCAACAACTGCCATGCCGGTTTGCTCGGCAAAGGCTTCTGCAACTGAGCGTTCAAGTCGGTTGCCCCATTCAGTTGCGGCGTTGCCCTTGAATGTGTCTTGGATTAGTCCGGTCTTGTTTGCCCAAAGTGCATACGGGCTTGAGTACGGATTGACTCCAAGGATTGTGCCAGCATCACTGCCACCGATTCCTGTCCTGCGTAGTTCAAGCCACTCGTCACGAGTGAGTTCTGTTGTTTTGGCTATGACGTTCATTGGTTCTCCTCTGGTACATACATTACAAAGACGGTGTAACACTCATCGTTCTCGTTGCGAAAGCCTTTAGCCTTAAACGGTACGTCCTCTATTTTGAATTTCTCATGTTCTTTTAGACCAAGAAGCATCCTTGCCGCCTTGCGAGTGTACGAAGGATTCTTTGCGTCTCTCTCCCATACAAACCATGTGTTCGGATTGTTCCGTAATTGTTCACGTCGAATTTCTATGACTGGATTTTTAGGACGACCTGCGCCTTTTCTTGGTGGTTCTTGTTGCTCCATAAGTGTGTCTTTGATAGTCATTAGTTTCCCTTGCATTGTTTTGTGTGGCGTTCGATTTCTCGACGCATTGAACGAGCATCTCCCAATGGGAAGATTTTGCTGCATTTGTTACAACCTTGACCTTTGATGTTGGTCGTCAGTGTTGATGCGTAGTTGCGCTTCATTATTTTATCCCCGTAACTTTGAAATAATTGAAACTTTGAAACGAACCTCTATTTTCTAAAAACGAAACTTCGTAACCAGCATCACGCAAAGTGTCTCGGTACATAGTGACCATTTGCGTAACGGTAAACTTTGGCAATTTGCCACCCATTCTCCAAAGACCAGCAGCAGACTCTTTGCAAAACATTTTGTATTCAACAACAAAGTAATCGTCGTTGTAGTTAGTGACTTGAAACCCGTAAGTTTCGCCATCCCATTTTTGAAATCCAGCCTTCTTCAAAGCGTTGGTAATTGTGATTGCTTTTACTGCTTGTGTTGCTGTTTCCATCTTGTCCTCCTCAGGAACTAAAGCGTTGTGCTTCATGTAACAACTATAAGTCCTACCGTAGGACAATGCAAGTATCTTTCAATCACCAGTAATTGCAAGGGTTTTAGAAGATTCTTTTAATGGGGGTAAGAAATTTTGCATCAACGCCAACTCGATTGGGGTCGTTGTTGTACGGCTCACCTTTGTCCCAAATGTTCTTTGCGTAGTCTCCACCAAGCAATCGAATCTTTGATGCAGTGCGTGGTGTGTCACAACAAAGAATGCATTCGCAATTCAACACTCGACTCTCCACCCATAGGACAAGACGATTGCGTTGCATGTCTTTTCTGTCCACTGGCATCTTGTTTGATGAGCGTCGCCATTTGAATTCAATTTCTAGTTTGCCTCGAAGTGCGTCGGGCAATTCTTTGTACGTGTCGTGGTCGGCTCGGTTCCAAATTGCATTGAAGCAATACGCACCAATGATTCGTGATGCACCAATCTCTGCCACAACTGAGTGCAAGTTTGCAGCCTCATTGTCAGCCATCAACTTTGATGCGTCGTATGAATGACGGTTGCCTCGATTGAGATTCTGTTCTGTTCGTCCCTTTGCAATCTCAATTGCTGTTGTCTCTTCCCACGGGTAGAGCGAAGTCAACAATCCGTAATACTGCAAATCTTTAACGCTACCCACCAGCAACTCGAAGACTTGTCATCAATGTGCGAAGTGCATCAAGGCGAGACTGTGCTGCTCGAAGTGCATGCTTTATGTTGTCGTGTCGGTTCTTGGCAATGACGTAAGCACGGTACTCGGCTTCACATTGAATCAACGTGCGGTTTGCAATCTCACTAACCGTCAACTTCTCAATGCTTTCTGCTGCGATAAGAAGACTTGCCTTCGCTTTTGTAATCTCCCAATCGGCGTCGGCTTCGGCGGCAACGTCACCGGCAACAGCAAGGTCATCAACATACTGAGACACCTTGCGCATCTCAACTTGAATCCCCTTGGTGATTTGCTCAATCGTAATCATTAGTCTTCTTCTACTTCCCTAAAGCCAGCCATCAGTTCATTGAATTCATCAAGCGTAAAGTTGAGACGCATGCCACATTCGCAGTAGATGTTTCCGTCACCCTTCGTCTTGTAGTTCGATGTGTGCTGACAGTTCATTGTCTCTCGATAAAGCACCAAAGCAATAACCGTGTAGGTGGCAAGGTCAAGCAATGAGTCTTCAATGCTTTCGTTCTTAAGGTTCTGTCCACGTGCTGCTGCTTGCAGACGACGCATCTTGTCGTTGGCTCGTGTCATGCAGCCAACCCAACCTTCAATGCCAAAGTCTTCTGATGCCCTTACGTTGGCGAATGGGTCGCCTGTCTTGCCGTAATCAGCCTGCTTCTTGTCGTGCATGGCCTGCATCTCTTTCAGTATCTGGCTGAACTCTGTCATCACCATCCCCTTCCACATCCGTATTGGTCCGGCACGGAAAGTCCGTGCTGGATTTTTATTGCAATGAATACTTGTTCTGCTGGTGTTGCTAACCACTCTGGCCCAAACAATGCTTGGCCACCATAGGCGTACCAATTGGCTTCTAAAACACCTAAACCCCCTGAATAAATTATTCCCTTCATGTGCCAATTACTCCCCGTCTCGCATTGCGCCACAAGCGACCACTGGTGCATCACGGCTGGTGGTATCACCGGCTCGGGAGTTGCGTCCTTGGCTTTGATTGGCGCCGCCTTATGTACAACTGGTGGTGCTGGTTTCTGTACATTGGCATCTGCTGGGAGCGACAACACTACTGAGAATGCAAACGCTAGGGCAACTAGGTATTTAATCAAGATGGTCCTCTGAACGGGCGACTCCCCAAAGGACGGCTGTACGTCCTGATGCTGTGGAGGCTTTACCTACTTCCACGATTCTTCCAGCCTTAACGAGTTCTACTCGGCGTGGTCGTGATGTCGATGGGTTCAGCGATAGTCGGACGGCAATCTGCTCGTCTGTCATCGGGGCATAACGCAAAGCGTTATACACCTGCTCTCGAAGTGACGCTGCTTTCGGTGCCACGGATTTCGCAGCAGCAATGCTTGTCTCACTATGAGGCTGGTACGGCGGTACATCAAAGAGTGTTGCGTAAGTCATGTTGCCTCCTCAGGCTTCTATCCAGTTTACAACGTTTGAGTGTCCATTTCACATTCGTCAGATTGAGTAGTGACGTGAACCCATTTATGCTCGTGGCAATCGCAATTTGGCTCGCCACATCTGTTGGAGTTTTCTTCCATCAATTGATTGCATTTCATGCAAATGACATCGTCATCATAAATTATGCGAGGCATTCAACAACCTCCTCGTAACTGAATCCCTTCAAGAAGTTTATCTTGATTCTGTAAAGCGAGTTAGCAAGGTTTGCTGTCTTGCATGTCTCAAGAAGTTCACGGTGTCCGGCCTTGTGAAAGTCTGACGCCACAACCTCGCAGTACACGTGGTACGCAACTTCGCCCTTAATCAAATCAATGCGGCGAACTTCGTTGCCACGTTGAAGAATGGTTGACTTGGTCATTAGTTTTGCACCTCTGAAATTTTCACTCTGTATTCATCTGAACAAAGGTTGATTCCACATGTTGGTCCAACGTAGCAAAGATTCTTTAAGTCTTCTGCGTATTCAGCGTCATTCCAATAAGCAACTTTTACAAATGTCTGATTACCAGTTGACATGATTGCCCAACCGTTGTTGTTCTTGATTCCCTTTGCACAATGTTGACATGGTGTAAGACCAGCCTTCTTTGCTGCTTTCAAATTCTTTTCGTACAAATCTGAATCGTAGCAACCCATGTCATCAAATTGACCAAGCGTAGGTATTACGCCTTCTTTGCCATTTTCTGTTAAGACTTCGTTCACTGTTTCCATACTTACCTCCTCAGGTACCGGGGCGTTTGCCCCATGTATCTATTTAAGCATGTCCTACGCTCGGACGCCAATCTTTTGGCGGTATTTTGCAACCCCGTTTATCAGGAGTTTTGCAAAGTTTCTGAAATTTCTTGTTTTATTTTTGCTTCAAAAGCCAGTCTGTATGGCCTTCCCTGCCTTATGTATTTGGCGTAGCAAGCGTGGCAGTAGCCAGAACGAATGCGGTCCTTGGGGGTACGAGACACTTCACGCTCACATGCCTGACAGTGGGCAATGGTCGACTCCTTCTCACGCTCAGCGCCTTCAGTCACGAATCGAATCTGCTGGTCAATCAACTGAGACAACGTGGCGATGTCGCTCAACGTCTGAGCCAGTGTCTTCACGGCTTCGTAGATTGGGTCGGGGGCATCATCACCGGACATCTTTCGAATGACTGATGCAAGCGTTGGGTCTGAGTGTGAACCTTTGCCCTTGGGTCCTTGCGCTCCTGTTCGCTCAGGGGTGGCACGAGTGCCAGCACGACGCACCAGGTCAGCAATGAGTGCAGGCGTCAGGGTGTTCAATGTCTTTAACGAGCGTTCAACGTCTCGGCTAATGCGGTCACGGTTGTTCATTTGTTGCCTTTCAGTATGTCAATGATGTCGTCGAAGTCCGATGGTCGCCAAATGTACACTTCGCACTTTGAAAGTTGTTGCAATTCCGAAAGTACAACTTTCTGACTTTCCGACAATCTGCCTTTCTCACGCTTCAGTTCAGCAAAGATAAGACGCTGCTGACCAACGTTCCAAAGCGTAAGGTCTGGGAACCCTGCGAGGCTGGCCCTGCGGCTGTCTGGGACTGCGTAACACTGCCAGTGGTACAACTTTGCCAGGTGTGTAACACGTGCCTGAAAATCCTTCTCTAGTTCCGTATCACGCCATTTGGCTTTTCCGAACAATGGGTCAGTCGTCATCTTCAGGCCAATCGATGCTGTCGTCCCATTCAACGGCGATGTCAAACTCTTCATCAGGTCCAACATTGCCATAGACAAACTGGTCCCTTGCTCGTTTAGCGGCTGCAAGGTCTGCGTCAACCGTCACGGACCAAGACACGACAAACCCGTTCGTGGCGGCCCAGGCTGGGTTGATTGTTATCCAGTGATGACACGACCTGCATAACGCCAAACAGTTGTCAGGGTCCAGGATGTCACCACCACGACCACGAGTCAGAATCTCGTGAACGTCAGTGGGCGTCATGGTGCAACCTCTGATGCGTGCCTCGCACATCAACCTGAACTTTAGAATGTCACTGACGAACTTTCGGCGTTCTCTATTCAGTGACATCCTTTTCTTCGACACGGGATTTACTTTTGACCTTTTCAACATTCTCCTTCATACCAATTGGCTTCTGGCCAGTTGTCGTTGATTTCGAAATAGATAATTGCAAGTTGAACACAAGACGGACATAAGTGAGCGCCTGAACCCCAGTACACATCTGTTCTTGAAAGCACCCAGTGCTTGCAGGCATCGCAGGAACCGGGAAGATAGTGAGCCAGAAGTTCCCAATGGTTTCTAATGTCCATTGTCAAAGACTGGTCGGGAGCAGGTATGACCGTAATCTTTCGTTCGACTGTAATTGAGTTAACAGAAATGTCTGCTCGCCAAAGGGCCATCAACAGTTTTAGATAACTATCTAGCGGAGGTAGTTCTTCGTCTTCTGTGTTCAATTTCATTCTCAAACGTTACCACTCGCCGGCTTGAAGTTCTCGTTGAATTGGTAACACTGGTAACTTGGCCGCTTTGACCGTCTCTCTTCCGTAGCAAGAGAAGAAGATAGAAGTTCTTTGTTCGTTGAAGAATGAGTGATTACTTTTCGCCCTTCACTTAGGGTTACTTTTTACACATGGTTCTAGCATAAAACCAACTCACGGCGCAACTCGCAAAAACAAAACCCCCAACCAAACTGGTCAGGGGCCTTATTTCATTTTGATTCCATGCGACTTCTTACCGCCTTGCGAGCCTTTCTTCGTCTGTCACGCTCACGACGTTTAAGCAATCTGTCCTCTTCAAGGATGATTGTTCGTTTCAGTTCACGGTGAGCCAACGAGCAAAATTCACATTTGATTTTCTCTACATTTGGAAACTTTTCGTAGTGACGCATGAGCGCAATGTATCCAGCGTTGGTGCCGCAGTTGTTGTGGTGCGGAGGTTTAGGTATGTACATTGATTGATTTAGAACTATCCCTAGTTCCTTACGAAGACGTTTGCGTTTGCTGGCGCTAAGCCCACCCCAGATTCCCCACTCTTCTTTAGTTATTCCGTAGTCACGACATTCTTTTTGGACCGGACACTTTTCGCAAAGAAGCAAAGCGTTTTCATTTATCTCTGCACCTTCTGGGTAGAACCATTCAGTCGGTGCATCTTTACAGGACGCTTCGTCCATCCACTTATTCATCGCTTTGTAATGAATGCAAGAAGAATGGCCACCGTCACTGCTGTTCCCAAACCGTAAACAGCCATCCAAAAACTAATGCCGCCGCTTGATGTCACGTCAACGTAAAGAGCAACTATTGCTGCTGCTCCCCAGGTTATTTTTCTTCCGGTACGAATACTCATTTTAATCATGTTCCCTCCTCAGGAATTAGGTGATGCATAAATACTACGGGTTGTCAACGGGTAAAGCAAATTACTTTGCTGCTAGTCCGTAAGACTCAGCAACTCGATTGTATGAAGCAACTGATGCAGCGCACTGTGCTTCTGAGTGTTCAATTACTCGACCAAAGTTCTCGTCGTTGATTGCAGTCTCGTCGCCGCATGTTGCGCAAACTTCAATGCGGCCACTGCATACATCGCAAAACTCAGATGTTGTTGCTGACAACCAACCCTTAGCGATTGACAGGTTGTCGAAACCAACGTTGTATCCGTGAGCGTCGCATACAAGTTCGTACTTGTGGTCAAGGCTCATCTCGCTGAACAATGACATTCCGTTGCGACGTGCGATTGCACCGTTGTCGTGTTGTGATGCAACGTGCTTCTGCGCACCTTCAAGTGTTGCGAACTTTGCTTTGCAAATCTGGCACTGGTACTTGTTCATCTTTCCTCCTCAGGAACTGGGGTAATTCCCCATGTGTCAACTCTATGTCCTAGCGTAGGACAATGTCAAGTATTCTCTAAAACCCTTTATTTGCAAGGTAAAAGGGAGAAGCCCCGGGCATTGATGTGGACACCCGGGGCATTCTTTAGCAGGCTACTTACGGAAGAGCAATACCGCCCTTAGACATCTTCCTTCTTGTAGCACGATTTGGCTGTTGCGTTTGACTCTTGATTTCTTCAATCAACTTATCATAAGCCTCTGCGACAGAATCTCTTTCAAGCCACGTCATCGTGAGTGCGTACTGCAACAACTGAGTAGTCGTCAGGTCTTTAATCTGACCTGCTTCTTTCCCACCCCAGAACTGTTCAGCCATCTCTGCTGTGAACTCACGCTCTCCTGCTACATCAAGAAGAGCGTCAAGCATCACCTTGATGTTTGCTGACAGTTTTACGGGCGCCATTTAGAACGCTTCCTCAAGTTCAGGAGTAGCAACAGACTTAGTCATCTGTGTCTTCTGTGGACTTGCTACTGCGAAGCGAAGGTCTGGTCCGATTGCTTCTGCATTCAGTTCCCAAATTTCTCCCTTGGTGCCGTCTTCTTTGTCCCACGTGCGCTGCTCCATACGACCAGTGACAACTACACGAGTTCCCTTGTCTAGTGAATTGGCGGCGTTCTCAGCGATGCTTCCAATGAGAGACACGTTGACGTAAGACGTTGTGTCTGGCTTGTCGTTGTATCCCTTCTTGGTAACAGCAACAGTGAGACGTGCAGCAGCAGAACCGTTGTTCAAAAATTTCAGTTCAACTGGTCGCACCACGTTTCCGATTATGGTCAAATTATTCATTGCTTCCCTCCTGGGTGGTTAGTACATCGATGCACAACTTTACTTCATCCGATGTGAGCGAACTCACGCCATCTACATCATGGAACAAGACACTTTCAATAAATGACTTGCGCTCCTTTGCTTCCTTAAACTTCTTTGCAAGCAATCCCTTTAACACTTTGTGGTCTGGACTCAACGCTGGTTCAACGGTTCCACGCTCTACCTTTTGCATCTCTTGTTTGCTCGCACGTTGGCGGTTGCCTGAACGAGTAGTAGAGAAGTTAAGGTTTGCTAAGCAACGCCCAAGACTGGATGTCTCTGCGTTTTCCAAAGCCGATGTTTGGTTTGGTCCAGAGTTGCCAAATGATTCTTCAGCAAGTCCAGTTGACAAAAGGTTCTGCCCATCAAACGCATACGACTTCACTATGAACTGTGACTGTTTCCCCTGCCAGTTGGCAACGTTCACCAGTTCCGTAATCAACCGTCCTTCTGAATACTTCTCATAGAACTGGTCAATGCGTTCTGCAACATCAACGTAATCGTCTAAGTTAAAACGTCCGGCCATTAGTCTTCCACCTTTTCCCCTCGAATCGCCGCTTTCAATTTCTCCAGCGTCGCTTCTATTTTGTCAAATTTCTCAGCCATGTTTGCATTGAACTCATCAATCATGTCTGTCAATTCTTTATCTATCTGTCTTGCCATTGTCCCTCCTCAGGGTTATTTGGTCCACCACAAGTGCAATGAACTCTTACTTACTTTCACGCCAGTCTCGTCGTACAGTGCATCCACCATTTGACGGTATGACATTTTTTGCTGCATTGCATCGGCTATCCATTTGTCAACTGGAAAGCCAAGTTTGGTATCTATTAGTAGTTGCAAGTTGCTAGGCATGTGCGGCCCAACTTTCTAGCAATACAAATACACTTGAGTCATAACGGTTGAACCGAACAATAAGAGCCGGTGACTCCGTATCCTCAGGCATTCTTGCAATCTGCACCCCGTCTTCGATTTCCGTGACGTAGATAGTGATGCTCGCACTTGCGTTTGAAATCCACAATCCCTCGTCATAGACATACCCAAGTTCGGTCAGTTTGTCAGTTAACTTCATTTGTTTCCTCCTCTCTTCTTTTTTGGTCGAATCAATCGGTCATAGTCGAAGTGACGAAACGCAGAGTGTCCTGACGTTCCACCAATCACTGTAACCCATAGACATTTGTTTTCTTCGTCAACACGGAAAGAACGAATCTTAAAGTTGCCACGCTCACCACAAATCTTTACTTCTTGGTTTGCGACATAGCCGTCATAGTTAGGCACGGTCTGTTCCATTTGGTTCCTCGTATTCTCTAACAAGTGCTGCGATTCCTTGAATCCACTCTTCGTCTTTGATGCAACGGTTACATGCGAACTCCCACGGGTTCAGTCGCTCGCCTACTTCATACTCAAAACATCTACTGCAATTTCCCCAATGCATGTTTCCTCCTCAGGTGTAAGTCCTAACATAGGACAGCCTATCATAAGAAATGCCCTGCCGGGGTTTTAATCCAGCAGGGCAAATCTTGATTGTTCCTGAGGTAAGTAACAATGAAAGCGGTTGACCGCCTGGTTAGTCTACCAGGGCAGCAAACAATTGTGAAGGGGTAACGCAATACACGTCGCTCCAATCGGCAAGCCATCCGGCGTACCTAAGAGCCTCTGCGGTTACTGCGCTGCAAATCCAAGTATTTGGCGCACGCATTGACCAGAACCAGTCAGGTGAAATTATGTCAAACACCACGCTGATGATTGAAAGAATGCCGTACTTCTTGCCAACTTGCATCTTGCTGAAAGCAAGAACCTTGTTTCGGTTTACCCGGTACGGTGGCTCAACAAGAATGTACTGCCCCACTGAATCAAGACGTGCTTCTGCAACGCCTTTAAGTTGGGCCTGAATAACGTAAGCCGTTCCGTCTTGGTCAACTCGTGAAACAACGCAAACGTGGTTCCAATAACTACCACTACGCCAACGAAGGAACTCAGCAAACCTTATGCATTTTGCCATCCAACCAAATGAATGGGCAAAGACAATGTCTCCCGGAACTGGTGTTTTGGTTGTGCTTTGTTCAAGCAACGACACTATGGCTTCGGTGGTGTAACTACCCCGGTTGCCTGAATCTCTGTCGGTGCAGCCTTAACTGGGAGGCAGCCAAGAAGCCAAGAAGCCTTAGGCCACTTCTCTTCAGCAAACCTGATGGCTGTGTAGTACGCAGTGGTAGCAAGTGGTGTGAGGTACATCAAATCGTTGGCAGGTAGTTTCGCCCATTCCTTTGTGACCCATGCCACGATTGCTCCGATGATTGCTGGTACTGCGGTACGGCAAATGTTTCTATCCATGTTGTTCATTTTGTTGCCTTTCGTTTTGGGCATTTGTGATTAGAAGCGTCAAGAATCTTTTGTGGCATTTTGCCAAATGGAATACGGCTCATCTCACCGTGATGCAAGACCACAATGGTTCCGCATTGGTCGCAAACATACTGAAGTGTCATGTCTACAACTTAGCGATTAAGTCGCCAGCACGCATGAGCAAACAGTTGTGACCTTCGATGGTGAAGCGTAAGTAGTGAGGGTTCTCACGATAAAGAATCGTGTCTCCTTCTGATACCAAAAGTGGTATCAAGGAACCGTCGTTGGATAGCCTTCCTGGGCCAACTGCAATGACAGTTCCAATAGGAGGAGCAGACTGTGCCACCTCAGGAATAATAAGTCCAAACGAAGTTTCCTTCTCTGGCTCAATTGGCAGTACTGCTACATAGTCATCAAGTGGTGTGAACATAGGACGCTATTTTATCACTACGTCAAGCGTAATGTCGGGTACTTCTTAGCAATAAATTTATCAAGAGACATGCCTTCATAACGACGGCAAAGATAATCTAAAGACACTTCCATCAGGTCGTATGCACCGTTGTTGACTTGATGCTTGATTAAGATTCCACGCCAGTGATGATTGCCTTGCGGACCCTTGTAGTCTTCGTCATGCAAGTAACACGCACCAGCGATGAGTCCACGTTGTTGTTGGTCGTTGACGTAACGGATTGCAGTGAGGTATGTCTGCTGGTGTCCCATTGTAAATGAGTGACCCAACGTTTTAAGTCTTCCTTCAGCAGTGCCGCCAAGTGGTCGCCCATTCATCGGGTTGTACCAGAAGTGCGAATACCCCACGCCATCAAGGAATACGGGACTTAGGTAAGAGTGAACTTTCCATCCGGTCTTGGCGTAGATGAGGTCGTCTGTTGAGATGACTCCTTCAAGTTGTGCGTCTGATTCGACTGCACGGTCAATGCGATTCTCATGGTTGCCAAGCAAGATGTGTCGCTCAGGATTCCATTTAGCATGTCGTGTCTTGCGTCGGTTTGCATTGAACGCAACGAACGGAGCATTAAGAATTTCCCACGCATCATTCGCTGCTTTGATGTCAAGTTTGTAGCGACGGTTTTCCATTGACTTTTTGCCCTTGTCATACATCGACAACGATGGCATGTCGGCGTGGTCGCCTAAGTGAATGATTTTGATTGGCTCATCGTGAAACTGGTCAACAATGTATTGGCCAATCCATCGCAGATGCTCAGTGGGAGCGCCTGGCTTGGCTTGTGTATCTGGAATAACAACGTGGATGTTTGGCAAGGCCCGACCCCCTGATGGATTAAGGGAAGCCTATCAGGGTTAATACGAAGAATCTACGTCATTTCCTAGAACATTGATTACGCCTTCAACGGCAGCAGCGTAAGTGTTTGATGTGTCGCCTGGTGTTGGGTACCCGGCCCATCGCCAAATCCATCGCCCTACTTGAGCAGTGGTTGGAAGCGTTGCTTGGTACTCACCTTCTGAAACACGAATGATTGTGTTGGTTGGGTCGCCTGAGCCTTGGGTGTACGTAAACACATTTGGCTCCATGCCTTGCACGACGTAAGAAAATTCCACAATGTCAGGGTCAACTGGTTCGCCAGATGTTGTGAGGAATGGTCCAGGTGTTGCCCCGACCTTTGGCGAAGAAGAAGTGTAGAAGGTTACGTTGTTGCCCTCGTAGATGTCGATGGGGCTGATTGGAATCATTGACATAATTGGTCCTAACTAGAAGGTTCTAAAAGTACGGAGCCGTACAGTGTTGGGTATTCTACCGTTGCATAGATGGTCGATGTAAGAACCGAACCGTACACGATTGGGTAAACCGTTGAGCCGTACACAAATGCTGGCTTCTTGGCAAAACGAACAACGCCAGTTCCTTGAGCGCTGAACGTTGCCGACAAGGTTCCGTAACCAATGTCAATAACCGTACCGTGGGCCGTTGCAGAGAATAGCCCCTGCAAGGCTCCCAGAGCAGGCTCAAAAGCCGTTCCGGACGCTTGAAGATTGGCCTGGACCGATAGGGTTCCAGTTGCCAAATCGATGATTAAGCCCGTTGCGGTTGCCGAGAAGTCCGAAGCCAAAGCACCAAACGCAGGCTCAAAACTTTGGCCATTTGATGAACCTGAATAGGTGGCCGAAAGCGATGCTTGTGATGGGTGTTCAATGACCCCAGCCGCAGATGCGTTGAAGGAGCCTGTCAGTGTTGACTGACCTGGCAAGAACGCAGACCCAGCCGCCGTTGCAGAGAAACTGGATTGAAGGCTTGCTGCTCCAAAGAGGGCAGATGAACCGGTAGCGTCAAGTGCGCCTGAAGCAATCAACGAAGCAAACGCAGGAATGAAAGTCGTTGCTGTTGAACTTGAGGTAAAGGTCAAAGTCAGTTGTGCCGATGCAGCAGGAACAACTAAGGACGTGGCACTGGCGCTAAAGGTGGCAACCAGTTGTGAAGTTCCAGGCTCATAGGATTGTGCTGTTCCTGAAAGTGTTGTGTCACCAGACAATAAGCCTTGGCCATACAGAGCAGAACTACCGATTGCGTTAAGTGTTGTTGACGCAACAAGCAAACCTTGACTTGGCAAAAAAGCGTATCCTGCGGCGTTTGAAACAAATGACGTTGTGCAAGAAGCGGTTCCATACAAAGCAGAAGAACCCGTCGCCGACAACGATGAAGTCGCAGTAAGTGTTCCTTGCGCATTACTAAACGCTGAACCTGTTGCACTTGAATTGAAGTCAGATGAAAGATTTGCAAACGCCGGTTCAAAAGAAACGCCTGCACCAGATAAAGTTATTGAACCAGACAAACTTGCGGAAGCAGGTTCAAACGAAGAACCTGTTGCATTGAGTGTTGTGGATGCTGCAAGGTTTGCAGTTGCGTAGAGCGCTGCACTGCCAGTGCCCGAAAGAGTAACGTTGCTTGTTAGTGAAGCAAAAGCAGGAACAAATGCTGAGGCCGTGGATGCAAGCGTTGCGTTGGCTGACAAAGAACCTTGGGCTGGTTCAAATGATTGACCAACCGCCGAGGAACTAAATGTTGTAACAAGTTGTGCTGTTCCGGGTTCGAACGAAGACCCAGACGCAGAAGAACTAAAACTAGATGAAAGGCTTCCGTTGCCATACAATGCGCCAACACCAGTTGCACTAAGTGTTCCCGTTGCAGTAAGAGCAGCGTTTGCTGGAAGATAGGCATTAGCAGTTGCGCTAAGAGTTACAGAACCAGAAACAGTTCCTGTTGCGTAGAGCGCTGCTGCACCAGTTGCTGCAAGAGAACCGGTAGCGACAACCGCAGCCGTTCCCGGTAAGAACGCAGACCCAGAAGCACTAGCCGAGAAACTTGCGCTAACGCTTCCTGTGCCGTAGGTAATCGTACTGCCAGCGTAACCCTGGGCAAGGTAAGCCTGTCCAATGTAGTTACCACTGAGCATGGGCGTTCCTTAGTTAGTAGGTTCTGCGAAAGTCTGAGGGCAGGTTCGTGTGTA